ACCAAAAAGACGTGTTTAATTGAGTAATATCGACTATGTCGAGTTTCGAGAAACAAGGCCACGGGGAGTCGGTCGATTGGTTTAGTCCGCCCTGGATCACGAAACGGCTCGGCGAGTTCGACCTCGACCCGTGTGGAAATCGCGACGACCTGGTCGACGCGAAGCGGTCGATCATTCCGCCGGCCGACGGGCTCGTCGAGAAATGGTCGGGCCGCGTCTGGATGAATCCGCCGTTTGGGGTTGGCGTTCTCGACAAGTGGTTCGGCCGGTTTATCGAGCACGGGAACGGCGTGGCAATTCTCCCGGCTCGTGTCGAAACGAATCTCTGGCAGGACATGATTTTCGCCAGGTGCGACGCGGCGTTTTTCTTTCGCCGGCGGGTTCAATACATCGGAGCCGACGGCAAGCTATCGACCGACGTGGCGTTCGCGTCGGCTCTCGTCGCGATCGGCGAGGGGAACGCGGAGTCGATCGCCGCCGCCGGGTTCTCGGGTTTCCTGGTCGACATCCAGGCCAGGAAGGGTTCGACGATACAACGGAGTTTATTCGCATGAAGGATCCCGACTGGCAATCCGACGACGGCTCGATTCATCTTCATTTAGGCGACTGCTTGGAGATTCTGCCGACGATGCCCGATGGGGCGGTTGACTGCGTCATTACCGATCCGCCGTATGGATTGAGTTTCATGGGCAAGGACTGGGACCACGGAATTCCCGGCGATAAGTTCTGGAAAGCGATCTCGGACGTTGCGAAACCGGGAGCGATGCTGTTGGCATTCGGTGGAACGCGAACGCATCACCGACTGATGGTTGCTATCGAGGATGCCGAGTGGGAATTGCGAGACGTGATTATGTGGGTTTACGGTCAGGGGTTTCCGAAGTCTCACAACATCTCGAAAGCGATTGATAAGGCAGCGGGTGAGGAAAATGTCGTGGGACACAAGATTGACCGCTGGACAGGCAAGGGCGGGACGCTAAATTTTTCAACTGATAGACCACAGTCGCAGAGTAAAATCACCGTCCCCGCAACCGACGACGCAAAACTTTGGGACGGATACGGCACAGCCTTGAAGCCCGCTTGGGAGCCGGTAATCGTCGCGATGAAACCTCTGGACGGTACGTTCGCTGCGAATGCTTTGAAGCATGGAGTTGCGGGGCTGAACGTGGATGGGAGTCGGGTGGAGACTGAAGAAAATCCTTCAGGAAAACGACGAGCCGGTAAATCTCCTGAACGGGAATCCGGCACATGGGCAAACGATCGTCGCAGTGCTAAAACTTTTGCGGAAGTACGATCCTTGGAACTGCTTGGTCGATTCCCCGCGAACCTAATCCACGACGGTAGCGATGAAGTGGTGGAGTTGTTTCCGAATAATAACCCGTCTTGCAAAGCCCCGTCATCTGCGAAACCTAAATCAAAATTTCGACCGGGGCAGGGGAACTACCAACCCCAAGGGGCGATCTACCCCGAAGATACTGGAACATCAGCCGCTCGATTCTTCTATTGCGCGAAAGCGGGAAAGAAGGAACGCGGAGAAGACAACAACCACCCGACGGTCAAGCCGATGGCGTTGATGGAGTATCTTTGCAACCTTACGAAGATGCCGACGGGCGGGCGTGTTCTCGATCCTTTTATGGGTTCATGCACGACCGGCGTCGCTTGCGTCAATCTCGGTCGAAGTTTCATTGGCATCGAACGCGAACCCAAGTATTTCGACATCGCGGTCAAGAGAATAAAACGGGCGTTGGCTGAACGCGATGAATCACTGTTCGCCGCTGATGAACCGAAGCCGAAACAGTTGGAGTTTCTAAAATGAGCTCGCCGATTTTAATAACGGTTTCCCGTGAAACGACCCGGTTGTTTTTCTGCGATGCTTGTCGTCGAGACATCCGAGCCCAAACGAACGGAAACGAACCGGCGTCGCCGTGTGCGAAATGCGGGGCCGACTCGTTCGTCGAGTTCACTCCCGAGGAATCGGCGAGGTTTTTCGACACGCGGTCGGGCGAGCCGTTGGACATCGGCCGCGTATTTTTCTGCGGTCGAAAGTCGTGTCGGCTCCCGGTGATTCACTGGAACGGCGAGGACGTTTCCGAGCCGTGTGTTTGTGGGTCGAAAATGTTCTCCGAACTGATCGGCCCGGAAAAAGAAAACTATCTCGCCCAGGCCCGGGGGGCGTCGTGATTGTGAAAGGCAAGAAACCAAAGAGGAAACCCAGGGCCGAAACGGCGGAAGCCTACGCGGCCCGGCTTGCCTGGACATCAAAGGCGAACGCGAAAGCGACGGCGGCGTTTCGGGATTTCGGGAAGATTCCGCCGATCGGAAATCGGAAACGGAAATCGGCGGCCCGGAAGTCGTTCCGCGTTTTTTGCGAAACCTATCTGCCGGCGACGTTCTCGAAACCGTGGGGGCCGGATCATTTGGTTGTTATCGATCGACTCGAAAGGGCGGTTCGGCTCGGCGGGCTGTTTGCGGTCGCGATGCCCAGGGGCTCGGGCAAGACGTCATTGACGGAGGCGGCCGCGTTGTGGGCGGTGCTGTTTGGGTTCCGCCGGTTCGTCGTTCTGATCGGTGCGACGGAACGACACGCCGAATCACTCCTCGCGTCGATCGCGATGGAGCTCGAAACAAACGAATTGCTCCTCGCTGATTTCCCGGCGATCTGTTTTCCTATCAGGAAACTGGAGGGGTCGCCGCTCCGCCGGTTGTTGTGCCTGGAACGTCGGGTTTCGTTGTCGCTGACGAATAAGGAAATACATCTTCCGTGGATTCAAGGGGCGACCCGCCAGGCTCCCGGGGCCGGGTCGATCATTCTCGTTCGTGGTATCACGGGAGCGGTTCGAGGAATCAAGGATAAGTTGCCGAACGGCGAGGCGATCCGACCCGATTTCGTTATTCCCGACGACCCGCAAACAGACGAATCGGCCGGCTCGACGACCCAGGTCGAGAATCGAGAGGGGATTCTCGCGGGTGCGATACTCGGGCTCGCCGGGCCGGGTGAGAAAATTGCGGGTGTCTGCCCGTGCACGGTGATGCAAGAAGGCGATCTAGCCGACCGACTATTGACCCGCGAGCTCTATCCGGAATGGCTCGGCGAGCGGTTCGCGTTTATCAAAGAATTCCCGACCCGAACCGATCTATGGGAGAAATACGCGGAGGAGCGGGTCGAGTCGCTGCGGATTCACGGCGACATTCGGGCAGCAACGAAATTCTACGCGTCGAACCGGGCCGCGATGGATCTCGGCTCGTCGGTGTCGTGGGATTCAAGATTCGAGGCCGGCGAGCTCTCGGCGATTCAACACGGCATGAATCGCAAGCTCGCGAACGAGCGGTCGTTCTGGTCGGAATTCCAGAACGACCCGAGGGCGTCGACCGACGAGGAGATCCGGATTCAAACTCCGAAAGAGTTGGCGGCCCGAACGAACGGCGGCGATCAATTCGACGCGATGGCCGGTTCTCAGGTTATCACGGGTTTTATCGACGTCCAAAAAAAGGGTTTGTTTTACATGCTCTGTTCGTGGCGTTCGGATTTCACGGGGTCGGTTATCGATTACGGCACGTTTCCCGACCAGGGCCGCCGATATTACTCGTTGGCCGACATGAACAAGACACTCGCCCGACGTTACCCAGGCGTCGGGGCGACAGGGGCGATTACAAAGGGGCTGACGGAGGCGGTTGGTAAACTATGCGGCCGCCCGTATCGACGCGAGGACGACGACGCGGAGCTCTCTCCGTCGTTGGTGCTCATTGATGCGAACTGGCAAACGGCAACCATTCGGGATTTCTGCCGGCGGCTCCGGTCGACGCAAATTGTCCCGGTGCATGGCCGTTATGTGGGGGCGAGCTCGAAACCGATCACGGAATATAAAAAGGGCAAGGGCGAGCAAATCGGTTTACATTGGAAATCGTCGACGATCGAACGAATGAAACACGTTCTTTTCGATGCGAATTTCTGGAAGTCGTTTATACATGAACGGCTCGGGATCGAATTCGGCGATCGCGGGAATCTTACGTTTTTTGGAACGGAGCCCGACGCTCACCGAATGCTCGCCGAAAACTTGGTCGCCGAATATCGGGTCCGGGTTGAGAACACGGCAACGGGTCGAACGGTCGACGAGTGGAAACACAAGGCGTCTCGGCCCGATAATCATTTCCTCGACTGCCTGGTCGGTTGTGCGGTCGCGGCGTCAATCATGGGGGTTACTCTGCCGGAAGTCGGCGGGGCTGTTGGTCCGGGTCGGAAGCGACGACGACGCCGGCGGGTTTCTTACGGTTAGGGTTAAGCACAATGGCGAAAAAAAAGACGACAGGGAAAACGAAAGCAACGAAAACAAAGCCGGCGAGCGGTTCGCCGCCGGCTCAGATTCACGGGCCGTTGTATCCGAAACGAATCGACGAGGCGTCGGATTCGCCGGGCGATTGTGGTCGATGCAAACGGCCGGTGTTGTCGACGCCATATTTCACGGTTGAGGGGTTGGTTTTTTGTTGTGGCGATTGCCTGAACGATCACGAGCGAAAGGCCGGCCGCGACATCTACACGATCCCGGAAGGGTTCACGGCCCGGCCGGCGTCGTCCGGAAACGACCTCGCCCGGGAGGAGTCGCCGTTCGTTCCGGTTGGTTGTCCAAAGTGCGGGAGTCAGAATCGGGAACGATTCACGGGGAACGTTCGACGCGTCGAGACGGGCGGAAACTGCCCGTTGACGGGCCGGCGGTATAACGTCGTGTTATTCCGCAACACACGTTGCCTGGATTGTCGCCAGGCGATCACGGCAAAATCCTATGAGTGGGATTCGGCCGTTTCGTAATGACATCGACATCGGCCGCCGTTGACGAATTTCGACAATGGTGGCAATCTCCGTTTGGATTTGGTTGTTCGGGGAAACCCGGCCGAATTCTCTTTCCCGGGTCGGTTCGTCGTCGCCGCGACGTTCCGACTCTGAAAACAACGGAGCTCCCGCGATGCCCGACAATACGGTTGCGATCGCTGAAATCGACGAGAAACTTCGCGAGGGGGTTTCGCAAATGTCGAACGACGGCACGGCGGTTTCGTGGAATCTCGCCGGGCTCCGGAAGGAACGTCGAGCTCTCGTCGCCAACAACACGGCCGCCGGTGCTGTTCAAAAGCGGCCGGCTGTTTTCCAAGCCGATCTCGGGGGGTTCTAATCGATGGGTGTGATGTCACGAGTCGCGGCCGCCGGCCGTTCGATGCTCGGCGTTGACTGGAACAACACGGTCGACAACAACGGGGTGGGCGGGCCGATCGACGCCGTCGATCAACCGAAGAAACGCCGGGTTCCCAGGGGCCGAACGAACTCTCTCGACGACGAAATCCGCGATCGCAAGCGCGAACAGATTACGAAAACGGCTCGAAATGTTCAGCGAAATTTCGAGGTCGCGGCGTTTATGATTCGGAAACATTTGGATTTTGTCTCGCGATTCTCGTTTCAAATCCGAACGGAAAACGAATCATTTAATCAGGACGTGAAGAAGTTCGTCGAGTGGTGGAGCCGGCCGAGGAATTTCTCCGTGAACGGCCGACATTCGCTCGCGAAGTCGATCCGGCTGGCGGAGTCGTCCAGGTGTTGCGATGGCGACGTTTTTTTCGTCAAGCGAAAAGACGGCCGGGTTCAGGCGATCGAAGCCGATCGCGTGAGGACGCCGGATTCTCACTCCCGCGACGTTCCGAAATTCAATGAGCTCCTAACATACAACGGGATCGAAACGAACAGGGTCGGCCGGGCTCGTCGGTACGCTCTACACTCACGGAAACGGGAGGGCGGCGTCGAGTTCGCGAAATGGGTTTCTGCGTCTAACATCTTCGCTCATGGGTTTTATGATCGATTCGACCAAGAACGCGGCGTTTCTCCTGTGCTCTCGTCGCTCGCCCGAATGCAAGACGTTTACGAAAATTTCGATTACGCTCTCGCCCGGTCGAAAATCGCCCAGTTGTTCGGGCTCGTGTTTTTCCGCGACGCCGTCGAGAACGGAATGGGCGAGGTTAGCGGCGAGGATTCCGACGACGACGGAAAAGATGATCTTTTTAACGTGAAGCTCGGGAATCGACCTCTGATTTTCGACCTCGACCCGGGCGACGACGCGAAGTTTCTTGAAAACAAGACGCCGGCCGTCGAGTTTCAGTCGTTCACGGCTCAAATGATCGCGGTCGCGTTGAAGTCGCTCGACATTCCATACTCGTTTTTCGACGAGTCGGTCGGAAACTTTTTCGGCAACAAAGCGGCGTTGACGCTCTACGAGAAATCTGCCCAGGAAAAAGTAATCGACTGCAAGGAATTACTGCGAAAGCTGACGATTTGGCGGTTCCGGTTGGCGATCGAGGATGGCGACATTTCACTCCCGCGATCGATTAAGTCGATGGACGACATCGCGTTCGAGTGGGTTCCGAGCGGGCTCCCCTGGTTCGACCCGCGCGACATCCGGGGCGACGCCGACGCGATCGACTCCGGAATGATCGATCGTGAGGCAATCTGTCGAAAAAGGCTCGGGCGGAGTTGGGCCGACGACGTGTTCCCGAATCTCGTCAGAGAACAAGAGATGATCGACGGGGCCGGTCTCCGGTTGCATACCAAGGCGACGCCGATCCAGGTCGTCGAGGTCGAGGAAATCGAAAACAACAAACTCGAAACCGAAAGCAAGTAAATGCCGACACTTATCGATGTAATCGGCGTGAAGCCCGGCCGCGAACGCTCCGTCGTTCGGCGTGGGCTCTCGACCAGGTTCGACGACCAGGGCGTCGAGCTCCCGGCCGTCGACCCGACGGGCGGGCGGTGGGGGGCTGGAATTATTCGCGGGGCGTCGCTGATGGCAACGGGCGAGGCGTTGGGCCACGAACGCTATGTCGACGCGGAGGCGATTCGGCAAACGGTCGAGCTCGGCAACGGTTCCGACTCGGGCGTGAAAGTTCGATTTACTCATCCGGGTTTATCGTCGGACGGGTTCGGCTCTTATCTCGGGCGGGGTTTCGACCTGCAAGTTTCGGAAGATGGAACGCAAGCGATCGGGGATATTCATTTCGCGAAGTCGTCGCGGAACACTCCCGACGGCGATCGCGGCGGTTATGTTCTGGAATTGGCGGGGGAATCGCCGGATGCGTTCGGGATGTCGATTGTGTTCGACCATTTGCCAGGGGCGGAATCGGATTTCGTCATGGAGCATACAAAGGCCGGCGACGACGGCGAGTCGCGTTTCGAGTCGCCCGACGCGGCGAACGTGAAAAACTTTCCTCACGTTCGACTCGCGAAATTACACGGGGCCGATTTCGTCGACGAGCCGGCGGCGAATCCCGACGGGTTGTTTCACACGGGGCCGTCGATTGAAATTCTCGACCAGGCCGAAAAGGTTATCGAATACGCTCTCGGGATCTCCGACGAGGCTCCGAATCTGGACGCGACCGGCGGGGTTTCCGCCGATCGGCTCCGGGGCTATCTCTCTCGTTTCCTCGATGGTCGAGGGCTCGTTCTCAAATTATCAGGAGGCTCTATCGTGGCAGACGAAAACACACTCGACACGCCGACCGAACTCGCGGCCGTCGAAACTCCGGCCGTCGAAACGCCGACCGATCTCGCGGCCGTCGTGGAAACGCCGGCCGTCGAGGAAACTCCCGCCAAGCCGGCGGAGTTGTCGCTCGCCGACCTGCAACGGTTCCGCGACAAGTTCGGCGACGCGAACGCCGCGAAGTATCTCGCCGAGGGGCTGACGTTCGAGCAAGGTCTCGACGCGGAGCTCGACGCCGCCCGGTTGCAACTCTCGACCAGGGCGACGAGTCGCGGCGAGGAAACGGCCGTCGACGAGTTCGCCGACGGGGGCGGAAAGCCGGCGAAACGCAAATTCGCCGGATCTAACATTCCGATCCGGTTTGTTTCGTCCGTCCCGATGGCAGGACCGGAAGCAAACTAGAAAACGCATCACGCCGGCGGCGAACCGGAAAGACACAACGACGGGAAAGATTCCGAAGCGACTGATTAAGGAATCTTGAAAATGGCAGATACATTTCTCACACTCGCCGAGCTCGCAAAGGTCAACGACGCGAATTCCGTCGACCCGGGAATTTCCGACATCCTCGACGAGGCTCCCGTGTTGGCGATGATCGCCGGCGAGGAAACCGACGGCAACACTTACACCTACGTAAAACAGACGGGAGCTCCGTCGGTTGGATTCCGGGCCGTGAACGCGGGCCGCGAAAACAAGGCGTCGACCGACACGGTCGTCGTCGACACGCTGAAATTCCTCGACTGCTCTCTCGCGATCGATGTCGCGATCGCGGATCAATTCAAGGACGGGCCGGCCGCCTATCTGCAACGCGAGGCGGCTCGGCACTTGCGAGCCGGTTTCTCGAAACTGGAAATCCAGTTGATTTACGGAGCCGGAACGGGCGGCGACGCGACTGGTTTCGTCGGTCTGGAAGACGATCCGCAATTGAACGCGTTGGTTGACGAAATGGTGATCGACGGCGGCGGGGCCGGCGTCAATCTGCAAACGTCGGTGCTCGCGATTCGGACGAACGATTCGGCTCGCGACGTTCAAATGGTGCTCGGGAACAACGGTCAGATCAAGATCGGCGACACGGTCACGCAATTTATCGACGACACGGATGGCGGCTCCGGTCGGTTCATGGCGTATTGCACGCCGATTCATGCGTGGGCAGGAATGGCGATCGGCGGAGCTCGTTCCGTCGCCCGGCTGGCGAATGTCGACACGGTCGCGACGTTGAATGATGACAAGATCTCCGACCTGCTCGCGACGTTCCCGGCGAATAAGGGGCCGCAAATTCTCGCGATGTCTCGCGTGAGTCTGAAGCAACTTCAACAAAGCCGAACGTCAACGAACGGAACCGGGGCTCCTGCTCCGTTCCCGACGGAGTCGTTCGGGGTTCCGATTGCTGTTACAGATTCGATCAACGCGACAGAAGCCGTTGTGGCCTAAGTGTCGACCGTTGAATCGAGGGCAACACTGATCGCGTTCAAGTCGCTCCGGAATTTCTCCGGGGTGTCGATCGTTATTCGCCGGGGGCTCCTATCTGGAACGGTCCAGGGGGTTCCCGGCGATACGCTCGTCGACGTCGAGGACGCGGAAGGCCAAACGGTTCGGGTTCGGGCTCGCGATTATCTGGTGTTGAGAACGGATTTCGAGGCGATTATCGGCGTCGGTCTGAAACCGGATCGGGAATGCGAAATCGACGAAGTGGTCGCCGATTACACGAGAACACACAAGGTGATCGAACGCGGCGGGTCGTCGTCGCAATGGTGGGATAAAGCCGGACAGGTTCTCAGGATTCACGCGGTCGAGTTTGAAAAAGTCACGACCTCAACAACAACGGCGGGAGCCTAATCGATGGCACGAGTACAGAATCTGAATAATCCGGTCGGCGTTGCGGAAGATACTACGATCGACGGGGCGTCGGCTCTCCCGTCGATTCCGACGGAGGCCGATTTTTGTTTAATTTACGTTGAAACTCAAGCGATCCGATACCGTGACGACGGAACCGACCCGACGGCGTCGGTCGGGTGTCCGCTCCCTGTAGGTTCCGTTTTGAATTACGACGGCGATTTGTCGGCGATCAAAGTAATTTCGCAAATCGCCGGGGCGAAAATCTCGGTCGCTTACTATCAGGCGGCGAATCCGAACAAGGCAATCGAGCAAGGGTAAAATCATGGAAGTTAGAAACCTATCGGTTATTTCGTCAGCCGGCGTTGCGAAGGCCTGGTGTCAGTTTTCGACGGCGGCGGGAGTTGTGACACTCGACAATTCACATGGGGTTTCGTCGATCACAGACAACGGCGTCGGCGATTTCACGGTTAATTTTACGACGGCGTTCGCAAACTCGAATTATGCGTCGGCATTATCTGCTCGCGGTGCGGGAGTCGCCGCGTTCGTTATGGAACAACACGATTCTCCCGTTCGGACGGTTTCCGCAAATCGCGTGTACTGCTTGGATGCGGCGTTTGGTACTCACGACCCGAGTTTCTATTCCGCAATTTATTACGGGGATCAGTAAATAATGCCAAAAAAAGTCGCATATACCCGAGCCGACGGCGGGGTTTCTGTTGTTTCTCCGAATCAAGAAATGGTCGCGGCGTTGGTTGCCGACGGTGTGATCGAAGACGAAGCGGTTGCGGCTGTCTGTTCGTCCGCGATGTCGGACGTGGAAGCGGGCGGGAGTATTGTCGTTGATGTTGATGATCTTCCGGCAAAGGCCGGAAGCTCTCCGGATGAAGTCGAAAAACGCAAGCGGTGGAAAATCGAGGGCGGGGCGGTAGTGGTCGGGGCGTAGTTTGGCGGAACAGGGGAAATCGGATGGCATTACAAGATACCGTCGACGCGGCCGATGCCGTGGTTGTGATATTAAACGCTGTCGCGGTTCCCGCAATGCCCGAGGCGGTCACGTTCGCCCGAACATTTATTCCAGAATTCGAGGCCGACGACCTCGCGAATTTATCCGAAGTCGCGAAAGGCGTCGTCGTTCCCGGTGGGTTCGAGAGTTCGCCGGCGTCGCGGGTGACGGACACGGAAAATCATATTATAGAGGTCGGGCTCGGGCGAACGCTCGACAACGAAACGACCGACATCGACGCTCAGTTGTTAATGGTCGAATCGGTTATTCGCCGGATACGAAAGCCGGCTCACCAAGTGATTACGCTACCAGGCGACGAGAACACGCTGCAATACATCGGAACCGAAGTCGCGGCGTTTTTTGTTCCGGCGTTATTGACGAAGCGAATCGCGTTGTCGGTCGTTCGGTTTACTTACAGGGGGTTTAACTGATGGGGATCCCTGGTCTAGTTGGAATCACATCGTCGATCGTTTCGGATTTTGAAAAAGTTCAGAGGGCGACCGATCGAAAAACTTACAAGTTTCTGCGGCGGTTCGGTGCGTTCGTTCGGACGACGGCCCGGCGTTCAATGCGACCCGGCGGAAAAAAAAACAAGGTTTCGCGGCCGTTCGAGCCGCCGCGAACGCACGGGGTGGGGATTCTTAAGAATTCGATTCTGTTCGAGGTGACGTCGAACCGAAAAAATGTCGTGATCGGCCCGATTCTCGTCTCGGGAACAAAGGGGTCGAATAAGGTCGCCCAGGTGTTAGAGGAGGGCGGGACACTGACGGGGTTCACGACGATCCTCGACGCTGGCGAAACGGGCCGCGATGCGTTCGGAAAGTTCGTCAAAGCAAAGAAACCCAAACGAGAACAGGTCACGAAACGGATCGCTCCTCGACCTTATATGGGGCCGGCGTTTCACGAAAATAAAGCAAAACTTTCCTCGATTTGGGATTCGGTAAATTGACGGAAACGACCTCGAAAATGTGGGGCGACTCGTTTATTCGATGGCGTGAATTCGTTCCGATATTTATATCGATGGCTGTCGTCGTCGGGGCGTTGTTCGCGTTTGTGCTGGCGTTACAGGCGGCGGCAATGGAACAAACGATAACGGCCGTCGAGAAAAGAATCGACAGGATCGAAAAACGGAACGAAACCAAGTTGCTAAGTATTGAGAATAAGCTCGATCAGTTAATTGGAAAATCGCGTCCGTGAAAAACGAAACTCGAAATTATCACGTTGGCGATGCTCGCCGGTTGGCGGTGTTATCCGATCACGCATACGCGGACGCGGCGACGGCGATCGCGGCCGCCGTGGAAATCGGGGCCGACGACGCCAGGTTCGTCGAGGTCGATAACACGGAATGTCTTATTGCGAAATTCGACGAGGACGTGTTTATCGCGTTTCGCGGAATGGAACCGACGACATTCGCCGATCTTGTGACGTTTTCAAGGTTAAAACTCGTCGAACGCGACGGCGTCGACGGGCCGGTTCATGCCGGTTTTTCTGATGGCGTTTTAGGGATTTTGGTTGACGTTATGTCGGCGATTGTCGAACTGATGGGCGATGACGGTTTCCTGTATATCGGCGGTCACTCCAAGGGCGGAAGTGAGGCTATAATTTTTGCGGCGATGATCGAAAAACTAAAACTTGAAAAAATGCGAATTGCGGCCGTTCACGTTTTCGGCTGCCCGGCTGTCGGTGGCGACGAGTTCGCGGCAAATTATCATTCACGGTTAGGGCGGGTTACTTTTCGACACGTCTATCGTTCCGACCTGGTCGCCCGGTCGCCCGTGTTGCTGCGGCTGTTTGGGATTTATCGACACGTCGGTATTCGGGTTTATCATTACGGCGACGGAAGTCGCTCATTTAATGTTCTTCCGGTTCGATTTCTGATCGATGGAATTCGAGCGATTTCGCGGCGTCTCTGGTTGGTCGATCACTCGACCGAAAATTACATTCGAGGGGCGGGGAAATGAAAACGATAATTGCGGTTTGTTTGCTACTCGTCGCCCAGGCGGCCGCCGACGCCGGCGTTCATCGACTAGCGGTCGACGTTACGGTTCAACGCTGTACGGCGTTGACCTGTAAGGTCGGGCGGGAGAAGTGGCAAGGCTCCGTTATCGCGATCGGTCGCCGCGACGGTGTCGAGTATTTTTTGACGAATCGACACGCATTCGTTGGCGGAAAGTATTTCGGCGGCGTGTCGGTGACGGTTCGACAAATTCATTCGATAAAAATTGAGACGTTCGACGCGGGGAGTTTCGACGCGGAGCTCGTCGGGAGTCGCGACGGAAAGGGCGTCGACGGCGTAGATCTGGCGTTGCTGTCGGTTCGGTCGTCGAAACGCTGGAACTCCTACGCGGTCGCCTCGACGGCTCCGTCGCCGAAAGACGAGGTTTCGGTCGAGGGGTGGCCGGGTGGCCGTTATAAGCGACGCTCGGCGGTTGTGTCTGGATTCACGCGGGAATATGGAATGAGGACGTCGGGAATCGCCAAACAGGGCGAATCGGGCGGGGCCGTGTTGTTTCGCGGCGAGCTCGA